AAGGAGCAAATGCGCCCTCACCTTCCAATACGATTGGTGGTTTGATTGCTACGCCTGGATCATACTGTAACTGATCTAAACTGGCATTACCCACTATCTGAGTAAGACCACCGAGGTACATACCTGCGGGGTGTGCCATTAACTTATATGCATCTCTCCACTGCTCTACCGATAGTTCGGATCTAATCTCAATAGCAAACGTTTGATATAGTTTGTTGTCTGTCAGATACCTTGCTGATTGTGCACCAATTTTAGATTCATTCAACGTGAATATATATTGTTTCGTATAAACTACATCTGGTTCAATATCAAAAAACGTCTTAAAGAACTGTCGTATAGAGTACCTTGTCCCTTTTGCACGATACAGATAACTTGAATATTTTACTGCTGTTCTTTTATCAGTAAACCCTTGGAAGTAGTTTTGACCTAATAGGTATTCGTCTTCGAAGTATTCGAGTAGTTTCAAATCTGTAGATGTTACATCCCTTGTATCAAAAATATTATCTAAGAATGTTGTAAGAGACTCTTGCCTACTTTCGAAGTCATAATACTTCTTTAAGAAAGTTACAAACTTAGGATAATCACTAAGATAATGTTCTGGCAATACAGATTCGATTTGCGGTTCTCGCAAATTTACGTCACGTCTTTGCGTATCTCGTAACGTCTTATCAAAAACTGTGTGTATGGTCATATACTACTCTTAGTTCGATGCAGTTGTACGAATACCTTTCGCACTTAGACGTGTATTATCCGATTTAAGAATATACTCACGTGTAGGTACAATGGCACTTGCGTTTGCCGCTGATACACTCAACTTAATTGCATCGTTGCTGTTTGCTTTAAACCCTGTTAATGTTACTGTTCCTGCGGCCGCATTAAACGATCCCGCATTATCTTTAATGATACCACCAGTAGCACTCTCAATAACCTGTAAGGTATTAGTCGATAGTTTGTTTTCTAATCTACATGTCTTAACAGTTGGTGTTGGATTAAGTATTGGGTCGTATTCTGGTAAGAATAAGAATGTGGATGTATTCACGACAGTATTGATATCATCTGCTACCGCAATAGGTACAGGGAAACTGAATGTAAAGTCTTGCTCTACACCACCAGATGGAGTAAACACCTGTTGCATCTTAGTATCTACACGAGACGATAAGATAGCAGGACTCACATCATCCACTAATGCTAACATAGAAGATCTACGATATGCTTGACCAAACTTACCTATATTTGTACTGTAGTAGTTTGCCACAACAGTCTTTACGTTTTCCTGCAAAGTGTTGATTGCTAAGTTAGTGTAGTCTGGGTTATACTGGAAGAATACGTTTGTCTCAAGGAACGTTATAATTGGATCCGCAAATTTAAGACCAAATGATGCGATTGATAACTGATCAACTAATACTCTAATATTATCTTTTATAGTATTACGAAGAGTAGCATTGATATCATTTTTAAAATCTACTGATAGGAATGCCATTCCATATTCTGGTACGACATTGTCTTCCCCACCCCATGCAATAATATCATTAATGTAACTACCATAACTACGTAGAATTAATGAAGAGTAATCAGAATGAGTTACCATCCTGTTCTGTGATGCATAACGGAAAGGAGAGTTTCTTCGAATAGAATCAAGTGTTTCTTTTTGAGCACCACCAACAGATCTATTTACTGTAGAGATAAGAGGTAGTTGTTCAAGACCGATACCAGAAGGTGGTTCAGTAACTTCTACTGTGGCAAGTGGTTCGAACAGTCTTGCACCGTTGGCATTCTCTCCATCTACTGATAGATATTCAACTGTAATCTTTGCCCCTGCTTTTGGTACCGCACCCAATGTAGATCCATTACCGAAAGTCAATTCGTAGTATCCGTTTGGTGCTTCTTTAAGAATATATGCAGGTGTTGTGGCAGTAATGTTGTTTGCGGTTTCCAGATTAATATATGTTGTGAAGTCACTTGATGTAGAACTATCGAATACCTTAATTATTGCGGTAGCACGATCAAGACTTACGTCTGGAATAATGTATACTGTTTCTTCGGAATCTTCACCCGCAAAGAATGTTTTAGTTTTAGCAATACCTTCTTTAATAGGTATGTCTGTACTTCCGTCCAGTGTCTGTAACTGGAAGAAGTTATTACCATCATTGATTGCTTCAATAAGTTCTTGGGTTTGGAATGTGTATGATGCATCGTTTACATTTGCAGTAAATTTATATCCAGATGAGATCTGTAGTTTCTCTGGTACGTCTGCTTGTGAAGTACCAACATTGAACGACATATTTATCACTGCTTGTGAAGCAGACTTAGAGGCAGGAATATAACCAAGAGTTTCTGCGTGAGATACTACACTCGATCTTAACTGAGCAGTATTCAGAAACGACTCATTCAATGCCATGTTTGCAGTCAAACCATTTAGGTGCGTGTTATATGCAAGAACATCTAAAAGGTTATTCAGACCAGATGCATCAAAGTCGTAGTCTTTAAACTCTTTCTGCTGTTGTAAATATGTCTTTAGATTGTTTTTGATTGCATCGAAATCTAAGGAACTTGATTGAATTGTTGTTGCCATTATCGTAACCTTGATAGTCTTGTAGTAAACTCTTCTTCAGAAGCAGAGTTTTGTATGTTAAATATAATCGTGATAGAAATACTATTTTGATCTGGTTCCATATCAGTGTATACCTTTATAGTCATAGGATCAACTCTTGGTTCAAATGCTCTTATGTTCTCTATAATCGCAATTGCCATTTGAGATTCTGTTAATTCATCTGCGAACTCAAACAAATAATCTCTGAGGTTTGCACCAAAGTATGGATTAAAAGGTTTCTCGGTTCTTGCAGTCATCAAGATATTTCTCAATGCTTGTTTTACAGAAGCAACCGAAGATTTTTTATATAAGTCACCCGCACCCTTCGCTGTAAACGAAAGATCTAAATCGATAAACTCACGGTTACTCGAAGACTTAACTGTTGAAGTCTTATTGAGTCCCCCGTCTTCTACTGAAAATGCACGTGCCATTATAGTTTCCTAAATTCTATAAGTCTATTTATACATCATTTACAACTTCTAATAACTCATTTGCACTTAAAAGTGTACCATTGTAAAATGTTTCTACGTTATTAGAATATGATATATCGAATGTTTCTGGTACTGTAGGTACCTCTATTGTTACTTGAGCATTTAATGATCCATCTGGATTCCAATTATCATACTCTAAAATCAACTTATCAAAATTAGCATAGTCCTTCCAGTATTCTGCGAGATCAAATGTTCTTTCGAAATCAACAGATCCGTTCTCATCAATCATTCTATATGATACCATTTGACCATCTTGTTTCTTAATGTTATCACCTGCAACTGTCTCCAACGGCCCACCCCTGTAGACACCTTCTACAACTACGAGTCGAACATCTTTGAAGAAATCTTGATTACCATTAATCATTCGGAATAGTTCTGCATGTAGATATAGATTACGAGAAAGTTGCTTACGTGCGTCTTGATCGTTCTGGTATTTACCTATAGTAGATAAACTACATGGGTTTCCTTTAGATCCAAGAAACTTAGCAATTGAACATCCAGGCGATAGTTTAGTGCCCGAAGTAATTGTTTCTGCAAAATTTGGATTGTACTTTTGGTCTGGTATAATAATCATTTAAATCTTTTGCCTCTATTATCAACTGAGTTACCCAATGCATTATAACCAAATCTTGGTGACGTTGTAGCAGGTGCAACACGACCAGTCTTAGGTGGTGTTGGAACTTTCCACTCACCAGATAATATTCCATCTGTCACGAGTAGATCTACCACTGTGGTTCCCTCATCATTTGCGATTGTTCTGTTTGCAGGATCTCTCATTGTAGAACGTACCTCATCAAGTGTAGGAACTTTCTCGTATAATCCTGCGTAGTCATCTCTGAATAGTAACTTGTTACGTAGATCATCTTTTGGATCAATCACGATTGGTCTGATTGATAAGTGACCTTCGGATAGTATACCCGCAACTGCATCACATATGGGTACAGGTTTCAACGGTGTGAGTGATTCCATATTTGTAGGTACGTCTGGTGCACCACCACTTGGTTGCCCAGGCGACTCTTTAGATGCCTTCTCTGAAGTCTTAGCATTCTCTGCTTTATGTGCATACTTAGATTTGATTGCTTCGAGTGCTTGTCCATGGAATGAACCATAGAAAGATGCACCAGATGTAAATGGTACTGCACCCTGCGGCCCCATGTATACTGGAGAGGTCATCTCAACCTGTTCACCACCCATGGCACCTTTCATACCCAATACTGATATCTCAGTGGCAGATATGTTGCCTTGTAATGCAGACATTGCAAACTCTTCTTCGGCAGATACTTGGAATCTATTGGCAGTAAAGATCTCACACTCTGCACCAATGTTATTCTTCCAGTAACCCTTTACGACATGATCTTCGTTACCTAATACAGTTCTTGCTTCATGCTCAACTGTTTTAAATACGGCAGAACCTTTTGTTGTATAGTTTGTATTGAGACCTACCTTAGTTGTATTGCTCTTACGGTAGTTACTATTAACATCTCCGTTGACGTTGACATTATAGTCACCCCCAACATCTACATTGTAATCTCCTGTAACCTCAAGGTTCAGATTACCATTATATACTAATTTTCCGTTACCTTCAACTATTACTGTCTGGTCACCACCAGTAACTTCTACTTTATTGTTGACCGCACTGATAACAACAGATCCATCCGCACGTACTTCTACACCCGCACCTGTTCGGTGTTTGAGTAGGATACGTTCTCCGCCAGGCGTATCATCATATGAAATGATATGACCAGAGGTTGTTTCTTTTACTTGGTTATGTGGGAACTTAGATGGTTCTTGATCTTCGAGATCTAAATCTGTTCCTATAGATCCTCCACCCAGATAAAGGTTCTCTACCTTTAGTCCACGGGCAGATTTGTGAATCGAGGATCCATAGTGATATTCCTGTTTAGGATACTCACCAGTAGGATCTTGGAACCCGTCCTGTGGTATTCCCTCTGTGTTTTCAATAGAAGGATCTGTACCTATGTCACGTTTTTTAGTTGTAGTTGTCATACTGCACTCGCACTTACCAATTCACTTGGTGATTTAGATTGTTCGGTCAACGTGTCTTTATATACTGACTTCTTCCCGAACTTGTTTTCAACATAAGATTTAATATCCATGTACGGATCTCTTGATGCTTCGTCAATATCATTATGACCAAGTACTTGTCCGCCTGGAACTACATGATAAAACGACTGACATATTGCTTCTAATGTTTTCATCTGTGATTGTGTGAATGATCCAGATGATAAATTGAGCAAAGGATCTTGTGCTTCGGATGCAACGTTAATACCACCAACTAAACATATGTCAATACAATTAGCACTGTGACCTAATATGTCACTGGCAGTACTTACAGTGTCCAAAGGTACTCCTCTTTGTAAAGTACCGTCTCTTCGTATAACTAAATGATACTGAATACCATCATGTCCTGCTTCGTTGTGTCTTATATTAATTTCTTCTGCACCAATATTAGCATTTGTGAATGATTCACTTGCATGAATTATTAACTCTGATACTGCTCTAACATTAGTCTTAAACTCCAAACCAAGTTCTTCTTTAGAATTGATATATGGGAATTCTGTTGTATCTGCTCCACTATATCTTTTAGCAAGTTCTGCCAGAGCAATATCTTCTGTGTAGAATTCACCTGCTTCTGAGACGATAGATCCAGATATGGTACTATCGACTTTATCTAATGCAGATGATATTGAACTTATTTCTTTATCAAAGGCATCTATTTCTGCTTGAGGTATTCCATTTGCTTCAGCAAGGTTTTTAACATTTTTATTAAATTCACTAATTGTTTCACCGTCTGCTTTACTGATAATACCTTTCATTTCTGCGGAAGTATTCTCACTCTTCAATGCAATAGACTTTGCCGCCTTTGTTAGGTTGATGTCACCACCTTCCATCACATCTTTAAGTATGGTAGACAGGAAACTACTATCGAGGTTAAATCCACCCAGTGCTGATTGTAATGCACTACCAACAGAACCAGTCAAATCTTCGAATAGATCCTGTGCGGTACCGAGACCAGTTTTTATTTTTGCTCCTACTGCACCAACAAGATCACCAACTGCACCTGCAACCGAGTCGAGCAAACCACCCAATGGTGATTTGTCCTTGGGTAGTCCTGCTGTTAGTGCACCTGTTGCATCTGCTACAGCACCATCAAGTGCACTGGAGGCGGCATTTGTAGCATCTGCTACAGCATTAGCGGCATCATTTGCAACACCTTCTACTGCGGATATTGCATTTGCCATATCGGTCATAGCAGATCCACTCTTAACATCTGCGATTGCTTTATCAAGATCTGCCTTCATAGCATCAACACTTGCTGTGAGTTCAGCACCCAGTCCACCTGCCTGTGCGGTTGCTTCACCTGCAACGGCAGAGATCGAACCTAATAGAGATCCTTTTCTTTCAGCAGATATTTCTACAGCACCTACAAGTTCATCAAGTACTGCACCACCAATAGCAACAATAGTGATTGGTTCTACGGGTGGGACAATACCAGTCAGTGAAGCAGTAAGAGAAGATAGTGCAGATTCCACATCGGTTCCAGACATAGAGACGGTGGGGATTGATGCCCCTGCAACCAGAGACTCCGTTCCAATGGTGTCACCTGCACTATCAAAAGATAACGTGGGTATTTGTTGTGCCACGTTTGTAACTGTAGCAACACCTGCGGATATACCAACCTTGAATGCATCTGCATCTGATTTAGGTAAACCACCACCGCCAGGGAGTACTTGTGCTAATTGACCCGCACTACTTCCTGTTATGGATTGCTTAATTTTATCTTTGTTATTATCTAAACTTTTAATACCATTTACGGTAGTGCCGACATCTGTTCCAAGTACCGTATTATTATTTAATACCTGTACGTCTTTTACTTTTGCCACAGACGTAGTAATATCATCTTTGTAAGAATCTAACTTGGTGTTTGCTTTTAATTTACTATTAAGTGTATCTAATGACATCCTATACCTTCTTATTCGAATATAGTTCGAACAGTCTTAATGCACCTGCATCATAGTCGTTCTTAATTGGAGCATAGTGTCTTCCTATGATAGAACCCAGTGCTCTTCCTTTATTTTTATCAATAACATCTGAATTAAGAATACGAATGTTTGCATCTACATGTGAACTATTTAGTTCAAACAGTATGAACGATAATTGGGTAGAGAAGTGCCACCATGTGTTACTGAATGATTTTAGTCTGGCAAATCTCACGTTAGACCAACCACATAGACCTATACCACCTTCATTCTCAAATGTGGTATCAAACTTACTATTGACTGTTTCGATGACACCGACTAATGCGGATGCTTGTTTAATTGTATATCCATTAGATAGGAAGAACTTGATTGCAACGTCTCTTCTATAAAGTGTTGTCTTTCCTGTAGGTTCTTCATCTCTAAGGTCATTATACAAGGCAGAGTCATCTTCGTCAACCCCAGATATAGATTGATTGTAGAAATCTTGGGTAGCAGTTGTTCTTTCTAATAGATTGTCATATGCTAATGATTTTTGAACTGGTGTTGGGAACTCTGTCCTTGGCATAGATCCTATTATAACAGGGACTTGTGATTCTTTACCATCCATAAACATGCCGAATACTAATGCACCTGCTTGTAATGATGGAGAGAATCCTAAACCAGACACACCACCTTCGGTAGTAGGAATAAGACATTGTGCCCACGGAAGATCGTTCTGTGGAATAAATCGAGTGGCAGGATCATGTACACCATGTATCCTAATTCGCACACGACCTTCATATCCATAGGGTGGAGATGCATCAATAACATCTGCCACAAACCATCGTGTACTATCACCGTAATACTTATTCATCCCTCAAACCCTTCTCAAGTTTTGCAACAGTCATTGCCACATTGTGTGCAGTACCACCAAACTGGTGTCTTGTATTGTAAACAATAAAATCACCACTTCTAAGTTGATCCAATCCATTATCTGGATTACCTGTCAAATCATCACTGATAACATTGATTCGTATTTTATCACCCACGGATCCACCCGACTTAATAAAGCCTGGGCCAGGAACTGTAATGTCATACATGTTTTTAAATAGCATATTTCGGTAGGATGCACTTTGAATCTTCTTTAAGAACATAGCACTTGTTACCTCATCATGTAGTGATTTACTATCACCATATACACCACGTGATACTACGTTATGATATATACACGCATCTGTATCATGTAGATGTGCACCTTCGATATTAACATCTTCGAAGTCTGGTGTTTTATAATATGGGTTATATATGTTCTGCTTCTCTTTACTTATTATACCTGCTTCGTCTGCTTGTGTCAAGAGTTTTTCTATAGAAAAATGCTGTGCTGTTGTACGACCAGTACTTATATCAGTGATAGTATATTTTGATCCGATACCACCAGACATTAACTGAGTCAAGGTATTTTGCATCTTTGTTGCTTTCATACTCTGTATCTGAAAGTACTGTAAATCTGGAGTACCATTCTCTTCTTGCATCTGTACATTAGATGGTGAATATGTATATGGTATTGAAGCATTCCATGCAGGTTGTTCTAACATTGTATCTAAACTACCCAACCTAAGATTGTTGTCGTGCATAGATGCATATAGAAAGAAAGGTGCACCAACATCCGTGGTTGCTTTACTGGTCAACCACGATGCCGCCTCAAGTGGATGCATGTATGGTATAACTCCACGGAAATTACTTTGTACTGTACCTGCCGAATAAGATAGGTCAACATTTTTACCGACTTCGTTCTGGCATAATTTTACAATCTCTCTCTGGAGATCATTCTTGATGGAACGAGATATGTTTTTTGTCTTAGAGATAAATGCGTGTTCATCCATCAATGATACAATAACTATCGAAGAATTACCACTGTTAGAGGATTTTTCTATTGCCTCAATACCAGTCATGATGAATACTCTATCCATTACAACAGTATCAGTAGATCCTTCCATTACAAATTCAGATTGCAGTTGGATGTGTAGACGCTCGGTTCCAGAGAAATTAGTGGAATCAAATATACCTTGATCGTCTGCTATACCGATTCTACCAGTGAGAAATGGTTTATCTAATGATTCATATAATACAAGTTCGACTATTAACGGACGTATGTCTATGTCAAGGTTCGGTAATCTTTCACTCGTGATTAATGCCTTTTCATATTTAAACTGCGATTGTCTTTTCATTATGTTTGATCGATCATTGCTTTATTGAAATCAGATGCTATGCCCACTACTTGATTTGGTGCAATTACTTTTATTTGACGTAGATTCTCATTTGCCTGTCTTAGGTTTTCGAGATAACTAATAGCAATAGCACCACCGAGATCTTGACTCAGTGGATTTATGTCTACCCATTCTCCAGATGCATTCTCATAATGATGCACTCCTTTTAATTGTGAAGATTCTGCATAGATAATCATGGACGTGGTTCCACCTGCGGGGTTAGGATAAACAAGATCCTCCCCTACTCTGAACTTACCATCCGTAATATTCGCAGTCTGGATAACATACGACAATGTATATGTTGAATTTGGTGAGAAACCAATAGCGGATATCGTAACCGTTCTTCCAAAGGAATCTATATCAATATCAATATTGGTAAGTGTTTCACCATCACGTTTCAATACCCACTGAAGAGGACGAACAAACGTCTCTGCCTCTGCCAAATCTGTTCTTTCCAAAATAAGAACACCATTACTATTTGGTTGTACTGATTGTTCTGATACCTCACTCTGAACACTGGCATTCAACGTATCAACGATAAACGTACCGTGAGACAAATCTCTTTTAATAATTATTCCCACTGTACCCGATACGTTACCAGTAACAACTGTCCCGACAGGGAAGTTATCTGGAGCAGTACCAATTAACTTTGTACGAGTAATAGGTTTATTATCGGCATCATAGTAATCAATAACATCTTGGTGTTGCATTTGACATGTTACCATTCTATGTGGGTACCTTAATTCTGCCGCCGTATCAACCTCGTGAAGTGTTAAGGGCCATCCCCTTTCTCTTATGTGGTCATTTGCAAGAAAGAATGTCCAGTAATAATCAGTAGTACCATAAATTTTAAATGATGTTTGGTCTGGTCTTTCGTTAGCAGGTATGGTATAATCATCTATCATCATAGATGTAGATTTAACTTGATCTACCATATCTACATAGTTTGTTATGTCTGTAGCAATAGAGTAGTTATCCTCATTTCCAAAACGATATAATGTTGGTTTAAAACTTTTGAAGTACGGCATTTAGAAACCCTCCATAATATCTTTCTTGGTTAGAGCGGCAGTTTCTTGGAAACGTAGTGTCATATCAACTTCTAAAAAACTACCATCTTCATGCATTGCCATTGATGTCGCATTGAATACTGTATCCACACCTTTAAGGAAACATGGTTTAATCTTTGCAAGATGCTCCATCTCCTTACCGTCATATTGAAATGCTAATTGAAATTTGTTCGGAAACTTGTAACCCAATGATATACTTCTTTGGTCACCAACAGGTAATGTAATATCTTCTGGGTATAATTCTGTTCTAAATGTTTTAACGATCTTAGTGATCATTGCCTGTTCTTTCGGTGACTTAGCAATCATCTTAAAGTTAAATGCAAACTCACGTATGTTTGGTTGATCAAAAACAGCACGTTCGTTCGGGTTAAGAGTAACACCACCAGTGACCTGTGCTACCTGTCCTATTTCAGCACCAAAGGTTGGTATCTTTTTACCCAATTGCACAGCGGCAAGTTTTGCCAGATCCCCACCTTGAGCAGGTGCACTACCATTGAAGTTCTCTAAGAATGATCCGATGCCACTGGTCATTGCTTGTGCCATACCCATACCAGTTTCCATGGTGGCACCTAATTGTCCCAATTGAATGTTTCTATATGCTACGTTATCGTTAAAGGTTAATCCAAGAGGTAGGTACATAGTAATACTCTCACCCGATACCTTTATCTTTCCACCAACTACTTCTTTTGCAGTATTGCCCAGATACTTTTTAGTTGCCTCTATACCCTGCTTTGCTAATGATTCAAAATCGGCACCTTCTTCTTTACTTTTTTCTTCGGCAGACTCTTTGATTGCTTTTTCATTATCCTGTACTTGTTTTGTCAAGTCAGAGAAAAGTGCGGTGTTTGCTTTATATACCTCTTCGATAATAGTAAAGGAAACAGTTGCCTTGTAGTCATCATTATGCAACGGGTATCGCATATTTTTGATACTACCAAGATCGATAGATTCGGTTACCCGACCACCCTTACTCGTAAACTCTTTGGTCTTATCGTCTAATTGATCTGTAAAGTTATCAATGATATCCTTACCTACACGATCAACCTTATCTTTTAATAATTGCTTAAAACTTGGCATTTAACTGTTCCATAAATAGTAGTTTGTAAATGTTATGAATCTATTTATATGAAAACTTACAAGGGAAAGTATAAAATTAAGAATCCAGACAAATATCTGGGGGATCCTTCGAACGTGATATATCGTTCGGGTTGGGAACTCGCAGTTATGAACTGGGCAGACACGTCTCCACAAATAAGAAAGTGGGGCAGTGAAGAAACAGTTATACCTTATATATGCGAAACTGATAGAAAACCACATAGATACTTCATGGACTTTTCTCTACAGTATGACAATGGTAGAGTTGTATTGGTTGAAGTAAAACCTCATCAACAGACATTACCACCAAAGACTGGTAAGGGGGTGTCTCGTAGGAAGGTATTGAATGAGGGTATGACCTATATCAAGAATCAAAGTAAATGGAAGGCGGCACAGGCATATGCCTTAGATAATGGTTGGCACTTCGAGATATGGACAGAAAATGAGTTACGTGCCATGGGATTGCTACCAAAACCTATGGGAAAGAAACCTTTTAAACCTCTGAAGAAATTGAAACCATATAAGAGAAAGAAATGATAATAAAACGTATAAATAACAATATGGATTTTAAAGAGACTTTATATGTCTAATATTTTTAATAGGTTAGAACGTAATGCATTCCGTGCGGGAATAACTCCCCGTACCAAAGAATCACGTGCGTGGTTTATGAAGAAGGCAATGAACATGCGTTCTATAAACCGTGAAGCATTAATGAAGGAAGAACCGATCAAGGCAAGATCTAAACAGATCATTGGTGGCATGTATATGTTCACATACGATCCGAAGCATAAAGATACATTGCCCTACTACGACATCTTTCCTCTTGTTATTGTTATCGGCCCTGCAAAGGGTGGGTTCCTTGGATTGAACCTACATTACTTACCACCTAAGTTACGTATGCAGTTCTTTGCAAACCTAATGGATATACAAGGTAGTAATATGGACGATGATAGTAAGTTTGCTCTGACATACAGGATGTTAAAGAAATCCTCAAGTTTGAGATACTTCAAACCATGTGTAAAGCATTATTTGAATTCTCAAGTTACAAGCAAGTTTGCGGAAGTACCTGCACCAGAATGGGAGATTGCTATCTTCCTACCGACTGCACAGTTCCGTAAAGCAAATAGTTACAAAGTACATTACGACAGTAGGCAGTTAATCTAATGAGTGCAGGATTCGGAGTAGAAGAGTTAAAAGCAACGATAAGCAGTTCTGGTGGCATGGCACAACCACACCAGTTCATGGTACAGTTACCGCAACTGGCAAGTATCAATATAGATGCAAGAGATCTATCTTTGCTCTGTAGTGCTACAGTATTGCCTGGCCGACAGATAACATCAATTGATCAAGCAATGGGAACGGTCAATCGTAAGATTGCCAATGGTTATGCTATAACTGACATGACATTAAGTTTCATGGTTATGAACGATCATAAGGTAAGACAATACTTTGAAGCATGGCAGTATGAAGCACATGATCAAGAAAACAAAACAATTGGGTATTATGATAACTATACTTACCCAGTACATATCAGTCATTTGGCAAGGGGTGCACGTCTTGCCGTATTTAAAAAGCAATTAGGGTTCATGGATAAGGTACCAAGTTTCATTAGGAACAGGTTACCTTCTATTGGGCCATTCGACTTAGCACAAGGTGAAATTGACTTGGGTGCTTCGTTTAGTAAAAAGTCTACATATGTGTGTAGTCTCCTCGACTGCTATCCTACTACGTTGAGTGATCAACAGTTAGGTAATGCACAAGAGGGTATGATGGAACTCACAGTTCAACTATCATTCAGTGAATGGACATCCAAAAAGGGTGAACACACTGGTAGAGGTGAAAGTTTTGGACGTGGAGTTATTGCAGGTGGTTTATCAAAATTACTTGGAAAATTTGGTTAGTAAATTATTTTTATATTATAGGAGAATATAATGGCATTACCTAAGTTTAACACGGCACCATTCTTTGATGAGAAGGTACCGTCAACTAAAAAACGGATTACATATCGTCCGTATCTTGTGAAAGAAGAAAAGATATTAATGATGGCATTTGAGTCACAAGACCAGAAGCAAGTTACACGAGCAATCGGTAACACGTTAAATTCTTGTATAAAGGATGACATCGATGTATTCAAGTTAACAACATTCGATGTTGAATATTTGTTTACGAAGATCCGTTCAAAAGCAGTAGGTGAAAGATCTTCTGTTATCATGAATTGTGGTGAATGTAAGACTGGCAACGAAGTTGATGTAATGATCGATCAGTTAACAGTTGAGGTTGACACAGATGAGAACGGGTGTGAGAAGATTGAAGTAACAGATGAGATTACTGTCGAGATGGCATATCCCTCATTTGGTGATATACTTGATGTGGAAACAACAGGTGAAACAATTGAAGATGGTATCCATATGGTTGCATCATCAATTCAAGCAATCTTAACAGAAGAAGAAAGGTTTGATAAGAAAGATTTACAACCTGCTGAGATTATGGATTTCATCATGGAACTACCGACAGATAAGTTTAACTTACTGGGTAACTTCCTAAGACGTATCCCTAAACTGGAAAAGGAAGTGGAGTTTGACTGCACTAAATGTGGTCACCACAATACCCTTACTCTTTCGGGAATGAAAGATTTTTTAGTGTAAACCTTTCCCATGACAATTTGGTCAATCATTATAAGACCAATTTTTCGTTAATGCAACATCATAACTATAGTTTGAGTGATATAGAAATGATGATACCTTGGGAAAGGGAAATTTATGTTAGCATGTTAGTTGATTATGTAAAGGAAGAGAACGAACGATTAAAGAAAATAAACAATAGGTAACACTATGGCAGATGACAATCAAAGACAGTATTTCGCAGAGGTAGTCGAAAGGTTACGCCGTGAAGGTGATCTTGGAAGAAATGGTAAGAACTCTTTCAAGACTGTGAAGGACACTCTCAAAGAAGAATCCATAAACTCTCGTAGACAGAGTCAAATGGAGAATAATATTGCAAGTAGTGAACGTAGAGAGTTAATCAATACGTTCAGTGGTATTGTTAAAAACGAAGATGGTGAGATTACTGTTACTGATTACTCTGGTCAACTAACCGAAATCATAACAAAGATGGATGGTCTTATAACAGGAATCGAAGGTTTCAGTAAGACTATCATACAAGAAAACGGAAACTTCCTAAACTCTGGTAAACTTGATGGTGCTGAAAACAAACGTGAAAGTAAGGCACAAGCAAAAAATCAATTAAAAGTACTTCAGCAAATACAGAAGAATACTGCCGCTGGTGGTAAAGGTGGACTTGGTGGTTCACTGAAAGGTCTTGGTGATATGGGTAAAGGTCTTGGTTCTGGTGCTAAAGACATACTTGAAGGTGTTGGTGGTGGTATCAGTTCTATCTTTATGGGTATGGGTAAAGGTATTCTGTTTGCGGGTGCGGGTATTGCCGCCGTAGCACTTTCTATTGTTGCTATCATGAGATCATTCGATGAGATGGCAGAAGGTCTCCAGAAACTAAATGAACTTGAGTTAGATCCAGAGGTCTTTAACTCTATAGGTAATGCAATTGGATCCTTGGTAAAAGAACTTGGTATGGGTAATGCCATTGGTTTGAAAATACTATCGGGAGTTGCATTTGATGATCTTGGTGCAGGACTCGAAAAACTAAACAACCTAAAGTTTAATCCAGAAGGTATTGAAAACCTTGGATTGACTCTTAGTGCACTTGGTGATAATACTGGTATCTTTGACTCTAAAGGTATTCAGATGCTTGGTGATGTTGACTTCGATGCGATTGCAGATGGAATAACAAGATTAAATGGCATGGCATCTTCTGTATCACCAGAAGAATTTGGTTTAATCGGTGAAGCAATCAACAACCTACTGTCTCCATTATCAGCAGGTGATATTGGTGAAGCACAAGTTCTTAGCATGGTGTCAGATAAGGTAACACCAGAGTTTGCTGAATCTATTCGTCTGCTTGGACAACTTGGAACAGATGAGAAGTTCGAAGCTGAGATGGCATCACTTGGTAAAGGTCTTGACAACCTAATCACACCATTCGGACTATTAGACGCAGACAACATGGTGGTTATCAACTCTCTGGCAAAAGGGTTACCGAGTCTCGCCAAGGGTGTATCTGGATTCACTGGATTTGATGCAGAAGTATTTAAGAAAAATGCAACTATCGTTGGTGAAGGTCTAAAAGGATTATTAGACGGTACGGATGACCTGTTCGGTGCAGGTGGTCTACAGATGATTGACGATAACATCCGTCCACTGGCAACTGCTGTATCTGGATTCACAGGTATTGTTGATGATGCCATGGCAACATCATTCAAAAAATCATCTAAAATAGTCGGTGATGGGTTAGAGGATTTACTCGATGGCACAGACGATCTATTCGGTGCTGTTGGTTTACAGGCAATTGACGATAATATTCTACCACTGGCAAAAGGTGTTAAGAGCTTTACTGATATCGTCACTGACCCTATGGCAGAATCATTTAGAAAATCATCTAAGATATTAGGTCTTGGATTTAAAGATCTACTTGATGGTACAGATGACTTATTTGGTGCTACTGGATTACAGGCAATTGATGATAATCTAATGCCATTTGCCGATGGTGTATCTGCAATCAATACAGCAGGTGCAAATTTAGATCTTGCAAACTTTACTCAGATAGGGTTAGCAATTGATGAAGTAAACAAACTATCAGACGCATTAAAAGAAGTAGACTTCTCTCCTATGGAAGATGTTGAGTTACCTGTACGAAAACTACACGCATTCGCATCTGACCTACAAACTCTTATGAAAGGTATTGCGTTTGGTGGAGAGCATGACTTCGAAGGACTTGGCATGATGGGGTTCAATGATGACTTGGACTTTGGTGAAGGATTCCTTAAAGCAGATCTTCAAGTAGACAATGTATTGAGTAAAGTACAAAAGATTCATGAAGCAATCAGTGCAGTACAAGGGATATCATCTGAGCAAGTAGAGAAACCTATTACACCTGCCAAACAACAACAGGGTGAGGAACTCGAAAAGACTAATAGAGAAGTATCAGAGAACAAGTCAGAAGGTAGCAATGTTGTATCAACTGTTGCCGTTGGTGGATCAACCACCAACAACAACTCTCAGACAGTCGCATTGACGAATAACAACCATGCAACCCAAGATGGCAATGATAGGTCTTGGTCACTCTGGGGATAAAAAAAAGGGGTGTTACCACCCCTTGTTAATTCGTGTATCAAAGTAATATTGTTTACACTCCTTAACCGTTTTGGAAGTACCTTCCTTAACTTCCTTATCACACAGATCATTTAATTTCATCGAACCGTCTACGGCACCTATAGTGCCCATGACAACGATAACCCAAAAAACTATAGTCATAGATTACTCCTTTCTATAAACAAAAAAAGGGAACCCCGAAGGGTTCCCATAAAGACGGTGTGGTTTCAAGGTTAGACGCCAAGCCCACACTCTTTTTATCTCATCGGTTAGTCTGCCTGTGCCATCTGTGCAAAGTATGACAATGTGTCATCCTCTTCAGCAGATGCGGATGCAGTTTCCGGTGCAGAAACAATCTCTGGTTCTGGGGCAGATCTTCCAACCTGTTGTTCCGCAGTCTCAGTGAGTGCTTCATTCTTTTGAGTCACGTTTGCACCTACAGCAGTACCAAGTACTAACTCTAGACGTGATTCGAGATCTTGATAAGACTTGAAGTTCTCTGGATCAACAAACTCACCTAAGTCAAATTGTTGATTGTAAGTTGCTTCGAGTTTAGTCTCATCCGCATCAAATAATGCAGAAGTAGATTTAAACTCTGACTTATCATAGTTACGATACCCTGCAACGTTTCTGATCTTCAGTTCGAAGTCAGCACCCGACCAGAAGTCGAATGGGTTAACAGGTTCTTCGCC